GGGCCCGCTGCCATCTCCAGAAGTTGTTTCAAAGCTAAAGCTAGTTGTTGAATTAATCTGCGTAATTGTTTGGACACCATCAACAATAGGACTTGTGAAAGACACAGCTATTTTTTGCCCAACGGCGAATCCCTGAGGAAACTCGGTAACTATAGTCCCTACGCCTGATGCCACGGAAAACGTGGAGACCCCGATAAAGTCAGAACCGTACTGAATTGTCTGCCAGATGTTCCTGTGGTAGAAGTAGCTCATAAACTCAGCGCCGTTGACACTTAAAGTCTCGCTGACCGCGTTGTACGACCGAGACCAAATTATCCCGCCCCAAACACAGACGTCGTTTCGCATAATGTATATCCCTGTTCGACCAGGCATAGTTGATTCGTAAAGGTTTAGTCCTTTAGTGGACTCAATAAATGGGATGCTTCCGCTAAAAGCTCCAGCTCTGCGGTTTGCTCTTTCGTAGGAAACGCCTTTAAACGGGACCTCAGAAATTACATCATTGCTGAGTAGGTCAGTTAGGAAGTAACGGTATTCAACCTGTGTCTCGATAGTCATTTAATGTCCTTTAAGTATTGTGTTAGCCGAGCCATCCAGAGCGGTAATAGACTCGAAGAGATGTCTCACCCTCTGGGTTACCTGAGTCAATAAATTCTAACTCATTATCTCCAGGAGCTAGTTTTATGAAGTTAGCCAATACATCGACTCTGCCTCTTGCTCCCTCAACTTCTCCGTTGAAAGCTACCTCGCGGTTTTGGGTGTCAATCTCAAGGATGTCTGCCGAAACAATTGCGGTTGCTCCCGATAGTCCAGGAGTGAACTGAACGTTCTGAGTTTTAATAACGTTTCCACCAGTAAACGTTTCTGGGATTGTGTCCGAAATAGTTGCTGTGCCGCCCGTAGCAGTCAAAGGAAGACTTCCACCTACCTCTGCTTGCCCGTTAGGCGTCACATTCACCAAGGAAATTGTTCCTGAGAGCTCAACAAAGACATCGGCGGTTGCGCCTGTTTCTTCGTCTACTGGGTACGAAATGAGAGCAACGTTGGCCGCTGTCTTTTGGCACTCCAAAACATTTAGAAAAGGAATAGCGGAGATAGTGTAGGTTCCGTCAAAAGGAGCACCTACCCCCGTAATTGTAATTTGTTCGCCAAAAATCGCACCGTGGCTATCTCTGGTAGTTATGGTTATAACGTTTCCAGCTAAAAGAATAGAAGCAATCTTTCGGCTTCCAGCTCTAGCTGTACCGCCAGTGGGTATGGTCGTTGATACTTGGTTAGACCCGCTGTTGGCATAAGTAAAAGTAGTCGAACTGGGGAGGCTGGTAATTGTGTGAGTTCCGTTGAAGTCTCCATCATTTCCACTACCAGCACCTTCTACAACAACCTTCTCTCCAACCACAAAACCGTGCGACTGAGACGCAGTTAAGGTTGCAACGTTGTTAGACCTTGCTTTGGTCACAATTGTTTTTTGGGTAGTTCTGACTCTGCGGTAGCTAAAATCCGTGGGGATGGGGGTATCGCCAATTGTGTAACCACCATTTAAAGATAAGTCGACTCCAGTGACATTTACGTTTTCGCCAGGAACAAACCCGTGGGGAGCTGAAGTTGTCAAAAAGACAGTGTCTTGTACCATCTGCTTTTTTATAATAGTTCGAGCGTTAGTTCTAGTAGAAGCGTAGCTAAAGGAAGTAGGGGACGGAATTGCAGTAACTTCGAATGTTCCGTTGTAGTTAGTCCCAACGCCAGTTATTGTGACGGTTTCTCCAAGAATGAACTGATGAACGTCAGAAGTGTTAATTGTTGCAATGTTGGAAATTAACGATGCCGAGATAACGCTTCTCGGAGGAATACGAGTTTTGGAGAACTGTAAAGAATTAGCAGCAGGAGTAGATGTGATTGTGTGCACGCCGTCAAACACTGAATCCACGCCGTTCACAACTATGGAACTGCCTGTGACTAGTCCGTGAGGTTCGGTCGTTTTTATAGTAGCAAAACCCGCTGACAAAGACTTGAAAGCTACAGGGATGATAGAAGCAGCGTCTGCTTCGTAATTGAAAGTTGTGTCAGTAGGCACAGCTGTGATGAGGTTGTCCCCGTCAAAGGGTGCGTCGATTCCTGAGACATAAACGCTATCTCCTACAGAGAATCCATGAGCCTCAGTGGTGGTAAGTGTGGCAATGTCTTTTAGCGTAGCTAGGTTGAAAGTGAGCTGCTTGTTAACTACGGTGCGAGAGATTGGACCTTTCAACCCCTGAGTCAAAATGATGAGCTCTTCAGTTGCTCTGTTGAAAATAGTTCCTGGACCAGCAAACGGACCTGACACCTCTAAGAAGCAAGGCACCGAGTAGTTTCCAATATTGGTAATCGTTCCTAGCCCACTAACCCCCGTTGCGGAGTTTCTAACTGGAACCTCAGCAAAAGCGTAGCCATCTGGGCTTGCGTCGTTCCACGCATACTTAATAGGGTCGGCAGCACGAAGCCCGATTTCAAAGTTGGTTCTGCCTCTAAGGTTTTCAGTCTCAATCGAGATGTCGCCATTTAGCGTTACATACGCTGCTCTGATTGGGTCGCTGCCTGTTTTAAACCAAACACCAGTTCTTGCTAAGTTGGCAGTAGCTGCAATAAGCCTGTCACGAGCAGCCTCAACGAGAGAGGGTTTTGGGACTAAGAAAGAGCCTCGAATAGAAAAGCTCCGTGAGTTGTAGCGCCCTCGTACTTCATACGAACCATCACCAAATCCTCTAGGAATGTCTGGCACATCTGCTCTAGGTGCTTCCCACCATCCTGGAATGTCAGTGACTACCCAAACAACTCCTTCAGAGTCTAGGGTGTTGAGAATAAAGTCCCCAAGGATAATATTTGCGTCAAGCTTTAGGCGACCAATGTCTGGGCTAAAGAGCTCTTGTAGCCCTCTGTCTACTGAAAAGTTTTCTTGTCCTTGTGTGTAAACCATTAGACTGCGCCTCTCCTAAGCTCGAAAGCTAACCTGCGAGAGACAAGCTCGGCAAGCTCGCGCTCGTTCATCCCTGCGGATGGGTAAACGTTGATTGTAGCGGCACCGCCACTTTGACCAGACAAAAGCCTAATCATTGCTTTGTCACGGGTAGACAGTCCGTCTTTATCAAGAGGCTCTACTCGCTCTGAACGGCCACCTTCTCCGATAACTGCCATCATCCCGCCTCGCGAAGCAGGAACTATGCCACCAGCAGCTAAACGAGGGATATTAGGAGTGTCAATCGTAAATCCTAAGCCAGCAATCTTTAGAGCTGTGGTTATAAAGTTCGTCGGAATTTTGACGTCTAGCTTAAAGTTATTCCATTTGTCGATTATGAAGTTAAGAGCACCCTTAAAACTATCCTTGAGCCAATCCCAAAGCCCTGCTGCAGCTGCTCCTATTTTAGCTGGTAGGTCTTTAAAGAACGGGATGAGGGTGTTATTAAAGTAGTTTTTTACCCCGTTAAAGGCGTCTTTAAACAAGTCACTAAAGAACGCAAAAATGTTCCCAGCCGCGTTTGAGATTAGCTTGCCCAAGCCTTTAAACCAGTTGGGGATAGTGGTAGTGAAAAAGCTTAAGAACCCGTTCCAAGCATCCTTAAAGAAGTTTAAGAACCAATCAAAAGCTGCTTTAGCAGCGTCGCCTATTGTTTTACCTAGATTAGTAAAGAACGGAATTACAGTTCCAGTCCACCAATCAACCGTGCGGCCCCAAGACTCTTGGAAGATAGTAACAATCGATTCCCAAAGCTTGGAGAACGTCTCCCCAATGTAAGTAAATATCCCCGCAAAAAACTCAACAATTTTGTCCCAGTTTTTAATAATCAACGGGACAGCCGTAATAAGAACACTGATAATAAATCCAATAGGGCCAGCAAACCTAACTAAAAATCCAAAAATTCTTCCCACAAAACCGAATACAGTCAAAAGAGCTTTTCCAAACCCACCCATCGTGCCAAGAACTCTTGCTATGGCGGCTCCTACAGGTATCAGGGGTTTAAAGGCAAAGAGAAGAACGCCCTTAATAACGTTTCCAACAAGTTTAACGGTTCTTAGGACAAGCCCAAAACCAAGGATAAATCCAAAAATTGGCGCTACCGCTTTTAGAATCGCCTGTACGGTTTCATTCTCCAGAACAGCGTTTACACTCATAAGGGCATTATTAATTGCCGTAAAGAATCCTACAAAAGACCCATTTTCGGTGGTGTTTTTGATGAAAGTTGCAAATTGTTCTGCAAATACGCCCAACTGTGCGAGAGCACCGTCTGGGCCGCTAATCCCCTCGCCAAGCTCGCCAAAAGCATCTACAGCCCCTTGGATACCGTCCAAAAACTGGCCAAGCCCCTCGCTAGCGCCGAGATTGAGGATATCTCCCCCAATATCGGCTAAAATGTCAAGAATCTTGATGAAGTTTGTCGTAGAGTCCGTGAAGAACTTGCTTAGGCTTCCGTCTTTTGCCCCCTCCGTAACAAACTTAAGAAAGCTTTCAGACGCTTTTTCAAAGTAAGTAATTAGCTGGTCCCCAGCGCCACCTGGCTCATTGATAACATCAAAGATTCCACCAAAGGCAGTCTTGTAGTTGCCAAAAATACCTGTAATTCTTTCAATTTTAGTTTGTAGTGTCTCAAACTCTGTAGCTAGCTCACCGTTTTTTTCTTTGAAAATCTGAGTCTGTTTCCAAGCTTCGCTGGTTTTTACTGCCCAATCTCCGAAAGCAGTAATCAACGGCTCTGCAGCAGCTAAAAGAATTAAAAATCCTTCTAGGAGGTTTATCGCTGTTTGACCGAGTTTTCCTAGAAGGACACTGTTAGTAGACCAGACACTTTTTAATTTTTCAAAGTTTTCACCTTGGAAGAATGTCTCAGCAAAAGTAACAGCCAAGTCCCCAAGAATGCCGCCTGTTTCTTCGAAGAGAGGCTCTAATTCTTTAAACTTCCCAATGATTATTGTTAAAGACTCTTCAAGCTTCGGGAAGAGCTGTCGTCCAGCAGCGTCCCGCAGGGAGTCAAAAGCATCTTGCTGAAGCAGTAGGAACTCAACGAACCTTTGAGCCTCTGGCGAAAGCTTTTCTAATGCATTTCGATACTCGTCAATTCCGCCTGAAGCAGCTTTTGACGCGGCCTGTTGAGCAAGTTGAACTTGCTCTCTAGCAGCAGCAACCCTTCTATTTAAGTCACGTTCTACGGTTCCGCCAGCACCAGCGTCAGCTGCCGCCTTAGCCGCTTCTTCGGTGGCTCTGCTTGCATCTCTGATTGCCCTAGCAGCGGCAATCCCAGAGTCAAGTTCGGCCTGCTGGGCGTCTGCAATGTCTTCTTTGGCTTTAACAACTTGTTTAGAACCCTCAACACCAGCTCTGGTAGAGGCTTCTGATTCTTTTTTGAGGTCTGAGTTGTTGTCAATAGCCTTGCGGAGGTTTAGCTCGGCTTCAGCAAAGGCAAGCTCTGCTTCTTGGCGTGCTCGAGAATTTGGTGGGAGGTCCTGAACTCTTTGCAAGGAGTCGCGAGACTTTTCAAAGGCAAGGCGGGCCTTTTTCTCTGAGATAGCGCCACCCTCAACCTCGAAACGAAGTTGCTGTATCTTCTCTCT